GACTGCTTTGCCTTTGCTTGAGTCGCCATCATCACTGAACGCTATTATAGCAGTTGTGTCTGTCATGCGTGTAGCTGAGATGTAGGTGTTAGTGGTTCCGCCTGATATGAGATAAGTCATTGCAGAGCATGTTATAGTTCCACCTGATATCGTTGCTACTACAGCTTTGCCTTTGTATGAGTCGCCATTGTCTCTAAATGCTATGATAGCAGTTGTGTCTGTCATTCTTGTAGCTGAGATGTAGGTGTTATACGTGCCGCCTGATATGAGATAAGTCATTGCAGAACAGGTTATAGTGCCGCCTGATATTGTAGCTACTACAGCTTTGCCTCTGTTTGAGTCGCCATCGTCTCTAAACGCTATAATAGCAGTTGTGTCTGTCATTCTTGTAGCTGAGATGTAGGAGTTATTAGTTCCACCTGATATGAGATAAGTCATTGCAGAACAGGTTATAGTGCCACCTGATATTGTAGCTACTACAGCTTTGCCTCTGTTTGAGTCGCCATTGTCTCTAAACGCTATAATAGCAGTTGTGTCTGTCATTCTTGTAGCTGAGATGTAGGAGTTATTAGTACCGCCTGATAATAAATATGTAGGCGAACTTACAATCTGCGATATATATTTATACGCTTTGAACCCGCCAGCATTAATGATTTTGCACAGCTCACCTGCTGTCAGAGATTCTCCAGCCTGTATCACTGTTGGTATTGTGTTTGCTATCTGGTCAGGGTTGATAAGTCCGTCCTGTCCCCACGATGGCGTTACAAAGCATACAACTAATAATAAACTTAATAAAACTCTTTTCATTGTCTATTACCTCCAATTATTTATTCGATATCAATATAATTTCGTCGCTGGCGTTTATAGCCGAAGTGAACACGACTCGCGTTTTACTCGATACATCTACTGTCGTAAACAATGAGCGTGGCTGATAGATGCGATTGCGATAAATGCACACTGCGGTAGTGTCGTAGTCGGCATCGAACTCCCATGTGGTATTGCTTTCGATGTAGGTGCCGATATCTTCAATGGCTGTTCCTCCTCCAGCCGGTATCGCCGCTAGTGCCGCTTCTATCGTGGCGTTGGTCTGCGCTTTGTTGTAATAATCGTTAAACTTCGTCGCGCTGTCAATATTAACTTCAAAAGTATTGCTCGTCCTATCTATCGTTACGCCGTTCGTGCCGATGAGCCAGACCGCGCCCGTTTCGCAGCCGTCAACATCGGCGTCGCCGTATATCTTCGTTATGGCGTTCGTCGCCGGGAGGCCGGAGAGGGCGTCAAGTGTCGCGAGCGCCTTCTGCACGGTGTCATCGGCGAGTTTTAAATTGCCTGTGAAGCCGCTGCTGTCAATCGCTATCGCCGAGCCCTGATGTGCGCCGCTTACCTCGCCCGTGTGCGCCGCGAGTGCGTCTGAAACTGCCGTTACGCTTGAAGTATCAGCCTTATCCGCGAGTAATAAGTTAATCGCCGCCGTATCATAAACATCTGCCGCGTCCGCCTTAGCCGCGAGAAGCAACGCAATTTCGCCGGTGTTGTAAGTTTCCGTTTTCAAATAATAATTGGTGATCGTCGCCGCGTCGAGTTTAGCGTTAAGTAAAATATTAACCTCGTCCGTGGTATAAACGTCTGCGCTATTCGCCTTTGCCGCAAATAAAAGGTCTGCCGCCGTCTTCGTGTAAACGCTATCGGTGTCGGCTTTGTCGGAGAGCAGAAGGTCTGCCGCCGTCTTCGTGTAATAGTCAACCATATCCGATATATTCTGCTTGAGCGCGTTCTCGGCTGACGTGGCAAAGTTTGCGTCAACGTATGTTTTGTCGGCTTTGCCGGAAACATCGGCTGTCGTGGCAAAGTTTGCGTCAACGTATGTTTTGTCGGCTTTGCCGGAAACATCGGCTGACGTGGCATATTTCCCGTCGCTTGCAGTTTTTGTATAATAATTTGTAGTAAGATTGTCGTATATTTGTTTGAGAGAAAGCGTTCCCTGCGCGTTTAAAGCGACAGGGATTAAAACAAGGCCGATTAAAATATAAAATAACTTCTTCACGCTGTCGCCTCCGTTACTATGTAATTAAAGTCCGTTGTCGCGTTTGAGCCTGTATTCTTTACCGTGAACTGATTGACTTCTTTATAAACTACGATTTCGCCGATGTCGCCATCCGTGCTGTCAAGAGCCTGAATAAATACCGCATAATCTTCAACGCTATCGTATGTTTCGCCGAGCGCAATCGTGATGCCGGTCGTTGAGTTAAAGGTATCCTTGCCGACCTGTTTGACGAAGCCCATCTTCTCGCCATACCAGTACAGGCCGTCGCTCTTGACTTCAAACAAAGTCGTTGAGGTCGTCGTGTCGTAAAACACAATGCTATCCTTGATTTTAATTATGCTGATGACCGGCGAGTGATTGAAGGTCGGATAATAATAATTGTCATAAAACTCTGTTTCTTCGCCATCCTCGCGCATCTGGAAGTTATCGTTATTTTTGTATTCGGTTTCTTTTTTGCAAGCCTCGGCCAGATTTATAAACGACGCTTCAAATTTCTCAAATTGAGAAAAGACCGACTGCTTCGTTTCGTCGAGTGCGCCAATGAGCATTTGGATTTTGAATATCGCGTAATTACAGAGTGCTTGATGATAGTTCGGCGGTATCTGCGGTTCGTCTGTATCGGCGGTCATATCGTTCGGAAGCCATACGCCATATATCCAGATGTTTTCTGCCGAGTTGCTTACCTTTGGAAATACTTCGATTTGCTTATTACCATATTGGAGTTCAAACGCTTGCGGGCTGTCATAGCTGATAGTTTCCCAAAATAAGCGTTCTCTGTCTTTAACTCCGCGCAATCTCCACTTGTCGTCGCCGCTTTCATAGAAACACTCGATAACTTCAACCAAATTTGTCGAAGCGTTTGACGACGGGTTTGTCGTTAATGCCGCCGATAAATTATATACGGTAGTCAACGCCGTGGTGGTGATATATTTCTGCTCTTTCACGGTGCGGGCATACGAGCAAAAGAGCCGATAACCTTCGTTTATAAAAGTTTCAAGCAGGCTGTCGCTCAAATTGAACTGCTTGCCTTCACTCATTTTGCTAAAAGAAAATAGCGTTTGCCCGTATTCGCGGACATAACTTTTGATTGCGCCGAAATTCATTTTGAATTACTCCTTCGGTTTTCTTCCCTTCGGTTTAACTTCAACTTTTGCCTCGACCACAACGGGTTTTGATTCAACTTTAGGTTTGCCAGGAACGTAATTTATATTTTTTATCTGCGCTTTAAGTAAATCTTCATAAAGATGCGCCTTGTCGCCAGGTATAAAATTTGGTATCTGTCCAGCCATATTAACCTCCTTGAGGTGCGAGAGCCGAGCAAACTCGACTCCCGCGGGTTTTACGTTATTTGCATTTTATAAAGCAGCGTATGGTACCGCGACCGGAAGATGCTTCCATGGCAGTGCCTATGATAGCCTGTGCGTAGGGGGTGTTGTCGTCTGCTTCGCCAGATGTAGTAGAAAGTCCAACTTTAGTGTCTTTGGCAACCGCTTCGTCAACAAGAACGTCCGCGAAACCATAAACAATAGCCGTGCCTACTGCGCCTACTTCTATGGTTTCAAGGCATACGCCTATAACAACGGCAGTAGTATCGGTAGTGCCTTGTACGCCAAGCTCGGGCTGCGTGGTGTCAACGACTTCATCGCCTTCAAAAACCACAGGCGCACCTTTTCCAAGAGCTGACGTCCCAGTATTTTTAACCTGTATGTATTCGTTAAGCGATTCGGGAACTTTGTAAGAGGTCGGAGCCGCCAACGCCATTGTAGCGAAAACAGCCACTATAAAAACCGTAATTAAAGCTAACGAGAATTTCTTCATTATATTTCCCTTCCTTTCAATTAAGCTGCGGTTATGCCGGTAATTACGCCGTGCGATGCCGAACGGTCTGTGGTCAGCTGCAAGAATACGCGAATGTGCTGAACGAACGACGCCTGATCGTCGGGGCGCTGTGCCGGTATCGGTTTGAAGTTATACTGATTGTGAACGGTCAGCTGCATGTAATCTGTATTGATGAGGTATGCTTTTGTAGCGGGGCAAGACTCGTCGTAAACGCCGTCCATGCCGTTGAAGTTCATGTCAACGAACCCCCAATTTTTGCGCGCTTTAAAATCGGTATTGCCGCGTTCAACGCTTTCTAATTCGGCTTTGAGGCCGCGGAACGCATAGGAACCGAGTAAAAGAAGGTCGGGAACGGTTTTACCGACGCGAATATCCGTGAACATTTTGTCAACGTCTTTACGGCCACAAAGGTTAGTTGCTGAACCCCATGCGCCGGTTGCTACGTTCGATTTGTTCTGCCACCAAGTGTCAACCGCACGGTCAATGCCGCCGACAATGCCGGTTGCGGGAGAGTCTGCGACAAGAGCCGCGAGGCCGAGAATGTCTTTGTTGTCGTTGCCGGTTCCGTCGAGGTATAAATCTTCGTTAAGCTTGTTGGTTAAATCTTCTTCGGCTGCCTGTATGCGAGATTTGATTAAATCCATCATGCGCTCTTCGCCGCTATTTTTTGCCATTTCAAAATCCGAAAAAACGATAGCGCAGTTATAAGCCGCCCAATCGTATTTCGCTTCGCAGAACTGGTCAACGGGATTGATGAGAAGTTTGTCGTAATCTTTGAAAGATTTTACGTTGCTGTTCTCTTTGTATTTTATCGAGAACTGAAGGTCTTTACCGCCTGAAACGACTCTCTTTTTGTCGTACATTTTTCCGAAGAGCGCGTTGCTCTGTAATACGTTGTTTGCAAGTTTTTTGCTATACTTGCTGATAGTCATCGTTGCTATTTCAACGAACTGTGCTGCTGTTGAAGCCATACTCTTTCACTTCCTTTTTTAAATTATCTTTTTTTGATTTCGCGTAATGTCGAAATTATCGCATCATTAATGCTGTTAATCTTCGGCGAAGGATTGCCGGCCATCGACTTACCAGTTGACGGGGCAATAGCCATTGACGCTTTATGGTCAACAACTTTCTTCACTTCTTGATTTACCTGGGCCTTAACAAAATTCGGACGAGCGAGGAGAAAAGCCTTCTCCAAAGGCAGGTTCGGATTTTGTTTCATCTCGGCTACGAGAGCCTTATTTTCTGGCGAACCCGGCTGCAAACACTTCGCTGCCTCATCACCATACTTTGCTTTAAAATCGTTAAAAGTCCGGTCAACTTCCATGTTGATACGTTCCTGCTGGTATTCGTTGACTATCTTATAAACGGGGGCCATAGTCTGCTTAATCATCTGGTCAGCGATTTCGACAGTTTTTGCCATGATAGTTTTGGCGACCTGTTTGCCGTCCTCGGCGTTCTCTATCGCCTGCACAAAACTTTCGTCCGTGAAAAGGCTTTCGACAGAGTTCTGGAGTTTCTGTTTCTCGGCCCGCTGCGCTTCAAGGTTTGCGTAATACTGATTGAACCGCTGTTCTTCGGATTTCTTATATTCTTCGTATTCGTTCTTGAGTTTTTCGTAGTCGCTGGCTTCTGCTTTGGGAGCCTCTGTCTGCGCTTCTGGTTCGGTCGACGCCGGTTCTTCTGTTTTAGGTTCGCCCTCGGTTGCCGCCAACTCTGCCGCTTCTTCGGCCTCAAAGTCAATCGGTTCGTAAGACGGTTTGATTTTGTCAAAGTCTAACTTGCGGTCTTCCGTTTCACCGCCGAACTGCTCCGAGTAAGTGTTTTCCGCCGCCGCGGGTGCTGACGTTTCCGGCGCGCTGCCTGCATCGGTTCCGTCTGCTGCGTAGTAAGTGCCTCTCTTTAAATACATAACTGCCTCCTAAAATTCCAAGACCTTGCAATTTGTTGCGGTCTTTATTTTTTCAACGACGTTTTCGTATTTCTTGTCAAACGACTGCCGATAAAACTTATAATGGCATTCCGGACATGGGATCATGTCTTTTTTATTTACGGTTATTGGAACCATTGCATTACATTGTGGGCATCTAAAGGCCCAACTAAACCATGGATAAGCGTCAATCTTGAATTTAAGATGTAATGGCATCTGCTTCCTCCACTTTTTTTAACTCGTTTTCTGCGTCTTTAATTGCCGACAAATACATATCTTCTTTCATTTCTGCCATAACACGAGCTATTTTATCTTCATGGTTAAAACGAAACTGCGAGCGGTCAAACTTCTCTTTGCATTTCGGATTAAAACATTGGACTATCGTTTCGCCGGCAACCACGGTATTATTGACTTTAAAGTGGAACGCACCGCACTTCGGGCAATTCCACGAGAACATGAGAACCGGATAAGCCTCAATTCGTCCGGTCAACATTGGAACATTTTGTGTTTTCATTACTGCCCCCTAATATTTGCTGCCAACTGATTTCCCGTCATCACGCCTTCCATCTGCGTTTCCTGCGGCCTAACCTCCGTCGAGCCGTTGGGCTGCACAGGCGGGGGTGGAGGAGGCGCACCCATACCGCCTTGCATGGCGAGAGCCTGCTGGTTTATTAGATCGTCCGGCTCAAGTCCCCACGCCGTCATGACCTTGCGGAGCAGCGCGACCTGGTCAACCAACGGGTTTTGCGACAATAACGAATAGGCTTGCATAATTTGGTTCTGCTTAACCGTGCTTGTCTGCGCGGCGGTCGAGCCTGCCTCAATCTTAATTCTGAACTCGCTCTGTAAAACGGTCGGCGTAAGCCAAAAGCCGTTCTGCCTATTCAATACAGGTTCTCCCGTATCAAGATTTGTATTTATGAAAGGAACGCCCTTCTCGTCAAACGCTTGCATAGGATATATGCCTGCGATGTCAATCCATACGGGAGCCTGTAAGGTTTCTTTAATTACATAAAATAATTTGGTGGCTATTTCTTCCATCCATGCGTCCACGGCTTTCTGGCGATAGTTTGCGCGAACGCCCGCGGCCTGCTGAACCATAGCCATTTCGGTGGCCGTGCGCTTCTCGGTAAGCGGCTGCGACTTCATAAAGTCTGCTATGCCGGTGTCCTCGTTGAGAGAGCGTTTCAAGCCTTCCATGACATAGATGTTGCTCTGGTCGAGAGGCGCGGTTGGGAGCGGAATAATAACATCGCCAAGGGAAGAAGGCGTGTCAACTTCGTAAACGCCGCCGACTTTGCCGTCCGTTATCTTTTCAATTTCGTTGCGGTTGAGAACGCCTTTGCGCGATAGCAACTTTGGAAGCATACGCTTTGTGTGTTCTATCATTCTGTTGTTTATCGTGTTTATCTCGCGTATCTTGTCGGCAATGATTTCAAAGTCCGTCATGCCCAGGAAATAATCTGGTATGCTGTTGAACTGCAATATCGCATAAGGAAAATCGCGGATATATTTCGGATAAGGCATCGACTTTATCAGAACATCGCACTCGCCGGCGAAGAAAAGTATCTGCCGGTTCACGCGGTCGTAAATCTCAATGACAGGTATTCTGCGCTCAAGCGAAGGCTGATAAGGATATTCCTCGTCGTCATAGTTTGAACTGCGGGCAAACGAGCCTTCCATACGGTCGTCGGTTTCGATTTCGTTGATTTCTTCGTTTACGCGGAATGTCGAGGCGAAGCGCATAGCATCTTCAACATTCATATATTTATTGTTGGGGTCTTTAAGGTCGTTTGCGCTGATGTAGGTTTTCTCGCCCATCCAACGCGGGTCTTTCTTGCCGGTTGCGTCTGCATCGACAAGGAAGTTGAGGAAGGAAACACGGCTAATAAACGGACTGTCGCCGTCAAACATATAGGTCGAGTAGAGGTTATAGCCTATCTTTGCTATGCCGATATTGGCGAGAGAAGCGTCAAGAACGCCATCTTTAAGCATCGTGAACAGGTCGCATTTCTCAAAGTAATATTCAAGCGCCGCGCCAACCATCGTTGCCGTTATCTCGTCTTTGCGATATCGGGCCGTGGCCGTTACCTGCGGTTTGTTTGCCGCAAGATTTGCCATCAGAACGCTGACATTTGTATAGAGTATCGGGTTGCGAACATACGCTTTCTTGCGTTTGGAACGCGAGCCGTCCTCTTCGTCTTTCGCATACATTCCCATACGATAGTTCTTACGCGCCTTACGCCATACAAGGCGGCGTTCGTCCATCATGTCCTCGCAACGGGCAAATTCGTTACGCCAATATGTTTTTAACTTTGGATCATCGGCTATTGGAACGCCGTTGATTTCTTCCGACATACAAGCACCGCCTTTTTTTATTCTATTTTTATCATAAGGCTTAACGCTAAAAAAGTCAAATAATATATGTTGCATTTTGTGGTATTTTATGGTATCATATTTGGGAGGTGATAAAATGATTACAGATATTTCAAAAGAAACCATTGACGCCTATACTAAAAGATTAGCCAAAGATGTTTTATTCGTAAGTTCTCTCGGAAAATATGTCGAGCAAGCAAGGATTGAACAACTTGTTCAGATGAAAAAAGGTCTTGAAGAATATTCTAAAGAAGAGTTGATAGAAGCCTGTTTGGGTTCATATATTCGTATAGAAGAATTTGAAAAAGAAATTAAAACTCTTGAAACAAAATTAAAAGATTATGAAGAAGATCATAACTATATCGAAAAAATAAAAGAAATAATTGGATATTATGAGGTGCATTAAATGAAAAAAAAGAAATTAACAAAAAAAGAACTTGACGATATTCTTTCGGCCTGTGCAAAGTGGGGCGTGGCGGTAATTAAAAATGCTTCTGAATCACCGTTGTGGAAATATATAAAAAGTCATTCTTCGACAAAATCGCCAGACACAAAATGCCAGGAAACAGTTTTAGAAATTCTAAAAGAAAAGGACGAAAAGTAATGGCACAAGATTATAAATATATCCACATCCCCACGCAGACCTACGCTACACTTCAAGAATACGCAAGAAAGCGCGACCTCACTATGAAAGCCGCGCTCTGCCAAGCCATCCGCTTGTTGACTACGGGGAAGAAATATGTTTAAAGAAAATCGTATTCGTCATCTGCCTTTGCTTCAATGGCCTTTTCTCTGGCCTCAAGTTCTGCAAAGGTAATGCCGTCAATAAAAGAAAACCACTTCTGCTTGTTACGCTCGGCAACTTGCGACAACGGCAACAGGCGGGCCGTCATGGTGGCAATAACCGCCGACATGATACAATCGTCATTGCTCTGTCGCGGGTGGTCGTAGCCGCCTTTCTTTAGGTCATACCGATAAAGCGACAACTCCTGATAGCCTTGCTTCGACCGCAGAACAATCGTTCGGTTCTGTATGCGCTTGCGTAACTCTATCGTGGCTATGTTACGATTGTGAGTCGTGAAAGTGAAGCCGACCTTATCGTGCGTCGTAAACTTCTCCATGTTCTCGCGCCCAGAGATATTATAATAACCCATTTCAATAAGACCTTGCAATACGCCCTCACCCGTGCCGCCCGTTCGGTCGATGTTAACCACGGCGTTGTTGTAGGTTTCGGCGATGTTCTTAATTATCTTTGGTATCTGCGGCAGTTTGGTAGTGTTGCTTCGGAACTGCGCGATGTGTTCCAGCTTCTCGTCGTTGGCCCAAACGTCAATAACGGTATAATCCTGCCCGCTGCCGGTTGCAGGGTCGCACGACACAATGAAAACTTTGCCCGCCTTCTCCGGTCTGCGGAAGATGAGGTATTCGCCTGTTTCGTCCTGCACGAACTTGTTATCGTTCTCGTTCCATGCAAACCTTGTCAATGGCCTATCCACGCAACGCTCGACATAGTTCCGGTCGTCCGCATCGAGAAACGCACTACCGTTCAGATCGACAAACTCGCCGAGCAGACGCATACGCTTTTCTTTTTCGGTAAAGCCGGCGGTAAGCATATCGATATCGGCCTGTTTTAAAATCGGGTTGGCCGTCGTTGGAAGCGTGATATTGAAGTGCCGGCGTGAATAGTCGTATATCCACGTCATACCCATGAGCGGAGTCATCATCGTAAGTATCTGCCCGCCGCAGTCGAGAATACGCATCAGACATTCTTTATAAATATCTTCGGGATGTTCCTCGTCCAAGCCGACAAGATCGACTGACGCGCCCTGGTATTTTTCGCGCCCCGAGTCCGCCGATTTAAAGTCAATCTTTATGCTTATACCGAACGATGAATTTATCTTCGCCCAATTTCGGTTCTCGTTTATCTTTAGCCATGCAGACGGAATTATTTTTCGCAACAATGGAACTATAACCTGCTTTGTCATATTCGCGTCAAGCGACGAAAGCCAAATATTGTATTTTTTCTTTGGCTTCTTCCCGCGCGGCGTATAAAGTCCGCAGGCCATAAGGAAGATGATGTAGATGAGCGTTAGAGTCTTGCCCGACCTATTTCCGCCAAAGGCAAACTTCTCGGCCCCGTTATCCATGATGAACGCCTGCTGATATTTATTCGGCGAAATCTTTAGGCACTCGGCCTCGCCTATTTCTTCTTGCAGTTGCGTAAATATCTTTAATGCCTGTTCGGAATTACTCATCGTCGTCCTTTTCGTTTAGGCTGTCGCCACGCTCCACAAGGCTGCGGAGGAAGGGAGATTTAAGGAACTCATTGAACGCCTTCTGCTTTTCCTCAACGCTCTGTTCGCTTTTCGTTACATCGTTCGCCATGCGTATCAACTCAATGCAGGCGTTTACCTTGAGGCTGATTGCCTTTGCCATCGTATCGAGCAACTTGCGCTGCACATTCGGGTTCTGGCTCGCCGCCGCGTAAAGTTCGTGCGCCGTTTCAATCACCCAATCGTAGGTGTCAACGCCGTCCTTTATGCGTTCCTTGAGCGTCTTATTCACGCGCTCGCCCCACTTCGCCACGCCGTATCGCATCTTCTCTTCATCAGCTTTCTCTATCCGCGCCAACGCATCCTGCTCGTTCATTTTGCATCACCTCCCTTTTATATTACCACCGCAACCGGAGTTTGTCAAGAAAAATTTTACCATTACCCTCTGTGTGACCTCGATTTATTTTTACCTTGTGGTTGTGGCGACGTCAGATGATTTACGATCGTTCCGAAAGTCAATCGAGCGACACGTTGATGATCTTCTGGCGGTGTGCCTATCAATCAAGACAATAATGGTAGAAGTTTACATAATGTACATTATCGGACGTATAGAATATAGCATTAACAGGCCTTTTACTTTCTGCATATTGCATAGCGGTATAACATATACATTTTAACTGGAATATCCAGGGCGTTATGTTGCGCTGCGTCAGGGGCGGGGCGGGGACATGCTACTCTTAATATAAATTAAAATTACATTAAATAGGGTATTGAGTATTATGTCTGGAATCCATGGCCACGGTTATAACGAGATACTATACCATATATATACTTAAATATATATACCACTATACTATAATAAATAATATAATATACTAATTATAATATATATAATGGTTAAATATACTTAAGTGTATATACCAGCCATAACTTATAATATATATAATATAGCCTATAATGTATATAGTGTAGGAAAATCCTACGCGATTTAAGGCGCGCTGCGGGGTTGATGTCGGCCCTGGCCATGCTATGATACCCCAAAAAATGATCTCGGCACATATCATATATATATAGATATACTATATCCAAATATACCCCGGCGCAGCCTTGCGCAGCGCCATTATCCCGATCCAATAACGGCAGGCACTTACAGACATTTTTGGCACGTCATTCTTAATGGAACCTGGATTTTATGTATGCTCGATACGACATTTTCGGCCACAGCATACACTTTTTTGGCGGGCCGGCCAGACAATTTTAATGCGACTCATCTCATCAGCTTTTGAGGAGGGGCGTTAATGCTGCATTTTATTTTTGGCGCGAAGTTGGCACGCGAATTGCTTATTAAAAAGTGTAGGCAAAATTAATAGTCGCCGGGCTTAAAACGGTAGGGGGAAATATGATAGAAAAACTGATTAAAAAGGGCTACAGAGTTGTAGCCGAGGAAATGGCTACATTAAAAGACCGGAAGGTCGTTGTCATTCACGACAACGGCATCTACGGGGTATCGTTCGCGGCGATAGACAGCCGAGGGCGATATTTTGAAGGCGGTTCGCACCCGCCGCAAGTATTTCGGGCCTTAGAACTGGCTCGATGGCGCGAGGAGCGCCGAAAACAAGGTCCCTTACCAATAGGGGCCGAATAAAACCGCCGGGTTTAAACCGTGTCGACCTGAAAAAGGTTGGCACGGTTTTTTTATTTTTAGCAAAGAAAACTATGAAAAGGAGTTAATATTTATGGAGCGGATCGACGCCGTTGATGATCTCCAGGCGGCGAGCAATCATTACGAAGAAGAGATGAATTATATCGCCGTCGAATTGTACGGCAAACGTTATTCCGAGTTATCAATCGGACAGTACGAAGAAGTCTATAACGAATATTCAAAAAAATAAGGGGGTTTATTATGTATACAAAACAAATATCAAACGCTTTTTTGCTGGAAAATTCGAGTTTTTTAGCGGTTTTTTCTTATCAAACGCCGGTTTTTTTTATGGACAAAAAAACACAAGAAAAGTTAATTAATCGTTATAGCGTAACGACATCAAAACATATCGGTGCATTAACTTATCTTTCCGCTGCCGATCACATAAAAAACGGTGCCAAAGAAGTTCCCATCGAAAAAATAACGGAAAAAATCGACGGTTTAAAGTTGGTGTTTTAATATGATCATAATCCCCAAACCAAAACACGACCAGCGCGAGGAAACCAGGCTGCAGAAAAAAATCAAGAACATTTTAAGAAAATCGAGTTAAGGGGGCGGAACATGAAAAAAAGATTAATAGCCGGTTATAGTGAATTATTAATGCACTGTAAAGCCAGCGGTAAAGACATTTTAACGTGGAATAAGGATGGGCGCGGCTGGGGGTCCATTGTTTTAGACGGCGAGAACATAGGCCAGAAAATTGAAGGCTGGATCAATTACAGTGAACACGACGATAAAATATATATAAGCGTATCATAAATCAGATCAAGACAATTTAAAAATAATGGAGGAGTAAACATGAAAATAATAAAATATAAATTATTATTGGCAGCAGTCCCATTTGCAGTCGAATGGGTAGTACAGGCCACAAATTTGCAAGCGGCGATTAAAAAAGCCCGCGGTGAAATTAAAATTCATTATAATTTAAAGGCCAGAAAATTGATTGAACATCAAATATTAAGCCAAAAAGAAGTTTAAAATAATAATATAATTAAATATTATGCGGGAGCCAGCATTATACACGGCGCGATCTTCGAGATTGTGCCGTTTTTTTATGCCCGATTGAAATTATTATAAACATCAAATTATTATAAACCATAAAACGCACCAGAAATTACAGGGGCATATTTAAAACTCATTTTGCACCGTTCTTTAATACTTATTACTACCAGCGTCGAGATCATGCCCTTAAACGCTCTCTAATAAATTCGGACAATCTTTATCTCAATTCGACCGCGCCAGGGTAAAAAACGGAACGCCCAAAAAATTATAAATGGTGAAACAGAGGTTTCGCCGCAAAAAGAAAATCGCCCACCACGAACAGGCAGGCGATCTTTTTTATTTTGGCCGAGGTAAAAAACGGAACGCCCAAAAAATTATAAATGGTGAAACAAAGGTTTCGCCGCAAAAAGAAAATCGTATATTAACTCCATGTCGCTCATCCCTTCGCCTCCCTCGATTGCCATTCGGAGCAGACCATTTCTTGGCTATCAAAACAACCGTCGCCCCAATCATAAACGGCTACGTCATATTTACCAATATCGCATTTAAAAAAACGAATGTCGGCGTCGTCATCGTCAAACGGCGGTTTGGTGCATCTTTGCTCATATCGATAATTCTTGCAATCCGCACAAACTTCTTTCATGCCGTCCGCGCGTTCACCGTGGATGCAGGACATATCCCAAAAGGTTATCATCTGGCCGGCTTTTTTAACCGGGCACTCAGCAATGTCGCATTCACCATATATTCCCAAATCATTTAACCGATGCCACCACTTGCAATCCCTACATTTGACCATTTTTCCCCTCGCTTTCTTTCTTTACGCCTTTTGAACAAAAGAATGGCCCAAACATCACACATTTATAATCGTAATAGTCGATTTGGTATAATTTTACGGCTCTATCTTTTATTATCTCAAGGTCTGTCATACTTCCTCCTCTTTGCCATGTTCCAGGTTGATAACAGTTCGTCGCGCTTAACGATCGGGCCTTCCGCGCCGCAGTTCTCGCAGACGATATGATGGCGGTCTGTGCGGTCGCAGTATTCAACGTGGTAGTCGTTGCCTCCGCAGAACGGGCAGGGGCGGCGTTGCTTACAGTTCTTTTCCATCATCTTCCCTCCTCCAAAGCGAACAGGCGGTCGGCCTCGGCTTTGGCTTGCACCTGCGCCTTATGTTTGTCAACACCCGCACTTGTCAAGACTCGCGCCCGACTTAATTTATATGTTTCAACGTCTATTTCATATTTGCTTATGTTCGTGTAGTATTTTATATTTTCTTTCTCGGCTACTGTTTTTTCTTGTGATGATGATGATGTTTCTTTTAGTTTTTCTTTTTCTTTTATATCTTCTTTTACTTCTTCTTCTATCGGTACCCCTTGCATACCCTTACCATAGGGTATCGATAGGGTATCTATACGGTTGCGAATGGCTATCGATAGGGTATCAATAGGATTTCGCTTCTCAAACTCTTGAAGCAACCGGACGCTTCTTATCTCTTTAATTAAGTTTATCGCACCTTTGATTTGCTTCTCGGAGTTCAGCGGGTTGTGTTCCAAGTTAATCGCCACGAAGATCGTCTTTTCTTTTTCATCGTAAAATATCAGACCGGCTTCGGCAATTTCATTTAAAGCGTCTTTGTATTGTTGTAGGCTTATGTCTAAATCTTCAATCGCGTAACTGTGAGGTAAGAAGTAGAGGCCAATAAAGTTGCGATGATGATTAACCAAAAGATAAATTAAAACCGATTTGCCAAAGAATGAAAGGCCGCGCACTTCCGACCTTGAATAAAAGTTCTCTTCAACCTTTCCATATGCCATCATTTCACCACCTTTTCTAATGCTTTTTCAGCAATTTTTTCGATAGTTGTTTTTTCAGCCGCAGCTTTCATTTTAAGTTTGTAATGCAACGCCGCAGAGATTTTCAAAGTTTTAACTTCCATAATAGCCTCCTTAATTTGTTCTATAATTCTATTTTACCACAAGTGTTAAAGTTTGTCAACTCTTATTTCGAACATTTTTAAAATAAATTTGTGTTTGCCTCACCATTCACTTTCGGGCGTGCCATACACTTTTTCTGTATGCTTTTCCATACGATTTCGTGATAAAATGCGCCTTTTCGTTTTGGCACGGAAAGTGCTTATGTATTTGCGTGCGTCGAAGGCCGAGTGGGATGACGCATTAATTTAAAAATTAGGAAGGGAAAGTATACCACCTTTTCAGCCCCCGCTCGGCCAGAAAGGAGTATAAATGGCTAAAAGTCAAGTTCAGTTTACTAAAGATAACGAATATTATACCCCGAAAAAGTTTGTCGAGCGTTTTGGCCGGTTTGATTATGACCCGGCCACTACTCCAGAAAAAGCGGTAGAGTTTGGGATTAAGCATTATGATACAATTGAAACCGATGGGCTTTCTAAAGATTGGTCGCCGTATAGGAGAATATGGATAAATCCGCCATTTACTGTTAAGCATAAATTTTTAGAAAAAGCCTATGAAACTTATCGGCAAGTTAAAAACGAAATATATATTTTATTTCCGATAGAGTTTATAACTACGGCGCGGTTTCATAATGTTGCTTTGGGCGGCAAGTTGTTTATTCCGAACGGAAGAATTGCCTTTGAGAGTGGTCTGGGTAAGAAAAGCAGCTCGCCGGCGTTTGGAAGCGTAGTTTTGAAAATTCAAGATACTTGGGAAATGGTTTTGATTGATATTAAAAAGGAGGTTTAAATGACTAAAAGCGAAATGCTATTTTCGGGCTACTGCGAAACGCTTCGTCAGATGTTCGACAAGATGAGCGACGAGGAATTCGAGGCCGAAACCGCGAACGAACACGCCCGCGAAATGTTAGCAAGTATAGGTTACAAGAGAAATTGGAATAAGGAGCAGTGAACATTATGGAAGTTAAAATCAACGTCAACGATCTGAAACAGTTAATTGAAGATCAATCAATGAAAGACTATTTTTACGGCAAGCTCAAAGAGATAAAAGAGCTTATGAAAGACAACAAACTCGACAAAATCCAGGCGGTCATCGACTCGCTTTTCCTGGGAGCTTAACATGGAAAACAGCGCGGCCAAAGTAGCCGCTCTCAAACTTTTCGCGTTCCTAAAAAAAAGAGGCGGAAGAACTTTTGAAGATTGAGAAAGGAGCGCACAAATGAGCGATTACCCAAAAATAGAAGTGCCGAAAAACTGCTGTGACGGCAAGAAAAACGAAGACGCTAAAAAAATAAAAGAACTTTTAGACGACGGCTGCTTTGATTGCTGCACAAACCAATATCCAGTGTCGCGCGATAGCGTTAAAGAGGTTTGGGCTATTGCCGAGCGCATGGCCGCAGAGATTGAGCAGTTAAAAGAAGAAGTAAACGAAACACAAACGGTTTATTATAGTGTTTTAAAAGATAACACCCGCCTCAAAGCTGAGCTTGAAAAAAGGCCGGCGGTTGTTTATTGCAAAGATTGCATATATAAAAACCAATGCAAAGCGGCTGTTATTTTTCAGGAAAGCACATCAAAAATAGAAGGCCCGTTTAAGTTTTATTATCTTAAATTTTGTTCATACGCCCAGCGCAGAGAAAGCGAGGTGGGGAAATGAAATTACAATGAATAGAACTTGGAAAGACGACTATGTAAAATGGGAGTTGATATAAATGAAAATCTGCGGCGACTGCGAAAATTTTAGCCCTTGCTGCGAAATTTGTAAAAGAGGTTGGTGCTTTGTTGGTGAAGAATTTACGGGCAAAGACGATGAAGCCTGTGAATGCTACGACGGCCCCTCGGACGAGGAAGACACCACGGAACGCGACAACCCGCGCGACCCGATTATAGAAAGGAGATAGTATGGAAAGAAGTAAATATCTTGGAGGCTCCGACATAGCGGCCCTGTGCGGAGTTAGCCGATACAAAGGCGAATACGAGGTCTGGCTCTCAAAGGTCAGCGAAGCGTATCAGCGAAAAGACACAAACGCTTGTGAGTGGGGCCGACGACTCGAAAAAGTCGTTGCCGATAAGTTTGCCGAGGAACACGCTTTCGACCTCGTTCCAGGCAGGGCAATATGCCATCGCAAACACGCCTTCATCGGCGGCACACCGGACTTCATCTATGTCGAAGCAGATGGTTCGCAAGGTGTTCTGGAAGTTAAGACTACGAACGCATACAATGCCCGCGATTGGGATAACGGCGACTGTCCTGACGAATACCGCTTACAGGTTCAATGGTATCTCATGCTCACGGGCTTGACAAACGCTTATCTTGCCGTGCTGATAGGTGGGCAGGATTATCGCGAGGTAAAGATCGTCGCCGACCTGCGCTTGCAGAAAAATCTCTTGACAATCGCTTGCAATTTCTGGCATAATCATGTTGAAACAAAGACGCCGCCATCATGTGAAATGAAGGCCGAAACCATCGCACTCGTTTATGACAAGGATGACGGAAGCACAAAGCAACTTTCACGCCCCGCCTCGTTCATCGAAACTCTCAAGGCAAAGGAGGCAGAGATTAAGCGTATCGAAGCAGAGGTCGAGGCGATGAAGAACGAGATTAAGCAGGCGCTTGGTGAGTCAACATTCGGCCTCATCGACAATAGGTTCTTGGTCGAATGGAAAACGGTAAATAGGAAGGGCTACGAGGTCAAGCCGACTTCGTATAGACAATTCAGAATAAAGGAAATAGGCACGAAACTTGTGGAGGCATAAATGTTATACGAAAAATTAATGATTTGGCTTGGCTATAAAAAATATAAGTGTTGTGGCCAATTCGGGCCATTGCCAATAAACTATGATACTTGTAGCAAGTGCGGCAAATTGACCTGTTTTAAATGTCGAGGTTGGATAAACCTTTCAAGATTATGTCCACAATGTTTTGATAAATTAACAGGAGGCACGGATGATAGTAATTAGCATTAAAGATGGTTGGAACGAACACGAAAAAGAAAAGTTAGAAAAAATTGGATTTGTTTTTTTAACCGACAATTACAAGGAAATTTGAAGGAGGCAACAATGAGTAATGAACTTATGCAAAAGGTAGAGGCAAAGGCAGTAGCGAAGGCAACCAAAGGACAAGATGTTTATACTTTAATCCAAAGCATGAAAAAACAACTTTCGGACGCACTTCCTAACCACATTAAAATCGAGCACTTTTTGCGAACTGCATTAACGGCGGTCAGAAAAACTCCAGACCTCGCGCTTTGCACCAAAGAAAGTTTTCTTGGTTCGCTTCTCAACGCCGCACAAATCGGCTTAGAACCTTCGCTACTTGGCCAATGCTTTTTAATCCCATTCAACAACAAGACCACCGGACAAAAAGAGTGTCAGCTTATTATCGGCTATCAGGGACTTTTGACCCTCGTTTATCGCTCGACCAAAGTAAAAGAGGTCTATTCCGAAATCATCTACGAAAAGGACGAATATAAAGTAATATTCGGATTAAATCGCGAACTCGTTCATGTTCCGAATTTTACTCAAGACCGTGGCAAGCCGATATTTACCTATGCCGTTGCAACTTTGGACGATGGGAATAAGGTGTGGGTTATTCTTCCCGAACACGAAATACAGAAGCGCAAGAATGTTGGTCGGGCAGGCAATGTTTGGTCGCAATGGCCGGACGAGATGCGCAAAAAAACGGCCATAAAATATTTATGCAAGGTTTTACCGCTGTCAGTAAACGAGCGCGAGGCCATTGATCAGGACGAAACGGTAAAGAAGGAAATAAGCAACGATATGAAAACGGTAGAAACGATTGAAATACAACCGGAGGCCATTAAAGTCGAAGGCGTCGAACCTGGCACGATTGACATTCCGATTGCCGACAACAAAGAGGGGCGGGTATGAACGGAGCAACGCAGAAATTCCTGTCGTTCCTCAACACGAAGTTAGACGGCTTCGGCAAGGTACTGTCGCTTGACCAGATGTTTCAGTTGCAGGCCGCACAACGCCAGATTGTTGACGCAGACGTTGCCGATTTTGTGGTAGCCAAACGCAACTCATCAACATTTACTGCCAGCAAGGAGGGTTGGCAATACAACAAAGTGGGCGCTGATCTGGCCGAGTTTGTGAGCGACGCCGTGGAGTTTATGCTTTGTGTCGGGTTGGCGTATTGCGTGAGGACAGCCGAGATTCGTGTCAAAGCATTATGGCGCACGTTGCCTTTGTCGTGGCAGACGCAGCCAGTGTATGATGTTCTTTATAAATACAAGGAAAGGTCGGACGAGAATTTGCGTTCCAACCTTGAAATAGCGGTGCGAAACGCAAAGATAAATCCGGCTGGTTACCTTGACGCTTGTTTGCGAACTGACAGCGGTGCAATTGAGCGCAAGAAATCAGAGGCCGCCCAACGCGCCGACGCCGAAGCAAAGTTGCGCCAGAAGGAAAGCGAGCATTTCCAGGCAAAGATCGATTCAGAGTTTGCCGAGTTGCAAGCGGACACAGAATACGAACGTAAGTTTGCCGAATGCGTGGCATGGTACAAGGGCAAATATCCAAAGTCAGCCGACTTCATCGATGGTTGCCCGCAAGCAGTAAATGGGTATCTAATAAACATGAGAGATAGAGGGGGATATGAGAACTTTAGACATGACGACGATCAAACTACCGCAGAAGTTGAAGCAGTTGATTACTCCATATTGGAGGACGAACCGCGCGATATTTTTTGATGTAAGCACGAAGTCAACCGGCTGGGCGGCATGGGATTTCGAAAACGAGTTCATACGCTATGGCGTTTTGCAGGCCGATAGCAACGCCTCCGTGCTCGAAAGGATATGCAAGCTGTCGGCGATGGCCAACCGGCTTTTAAATGACCTCTCTGTAAGTTTGAGTGGCATAGCAATCTTCATCGAGGAAGGCGTATTCAAGTCAAAGAAGACAGCGATGCTTCTCGGCGAGGCAAGGGGCGCGATTATGGCGGCGGTGCGAGATCGTGCGACGCTCATCGAGGAAATCGGCAATCAACAATGGAAGAAATACTTGCGCGTTCTCACGGACGAGAAATCGGACAAGGAAGAAAAAATACAGGCGCACAGGAACATCGAAGCAATCTTGCAGACGAGCGTCAGCGTTACGCACTACGGCAAGGACGCAACCTACGATGAGAGCGACGCAATCGGCGGGCTTATTTATGTATTGTGCAATAAAGACTATAAGGAGGAATAATGAACACAGTTTTATTAACAGGCAGAGCAGTCAGAGAGGCAGAAGTCAGACAGGTCGGTGAACACAGAGTAGCAAAGTTTACGCTTGCGGTCGAGAGGCCATTCGTCAAAGGCAAGGACAAAGTAACGGATTATTTCAAGGTCGAGTGCTGGAACTATTGGGCCGACAAAGCCGCGAAGATCGTCAAAGGCGTGAAAGTGTTCGTCAGCGGAAGCCTCAAGCTCAACACTTGGCCCGACAAAGCCACCGGCAAGAAATGCTACGAAGTTTCTGTTAATGCCACAGAGGTTGAGCCGGTATGGGGCGCGGAGTCGAACTATCCGATGGCAAATGAATCAAGCGAGCCGGTTATACCGGAATCTATGCTCAATGAAACCGCAACCGCAGACACACAAACGGAGGTTCCGTTCTGATGAATAGATGCGCCCGATGCCAACGCCCCGTTCAATATAAATACTGCCCGACCTGCTGCAAAGCTCTCGGCATAGACTATAATTCAATCTGGTGCAGAATAAAGGTCGTGTGTAAAGATTGCGGTGAAAAGTTTAAAACCAGCCAAACAAAGCCACAATCTTTCTGCCGCGACTGCCGCGATAAAAGGCGAAAGCGTGTTAAGTACAGTATCACGGGCCGGTTCTGGAAAGAGTTTTACGCTCTTTTTGGCGAAGGGCAGTATAAAAAAACATTGAACAAGACTATTGAGCAGATGGACGAAATGCTTATGGATAAATAAAAATAAAGGAGTAATCAAATGGAAAATCAAGAAAAAATTAATGTTATCTCAATCAATGGTGTCGATTATGTTCCGGCAACACAGGCTAAAGTTATGGCTTTCAACGCCGACGGCAAACCTTATCAGATAGTAAGGACTTATTCCGCCGGCGTATTTGCGGGGTATATCGAAAGCCGCAACGGGCGTGAAGTTGTAATGCGCAACGCTCGTCGCTTGTGGTATTGGGATGGAGCCGCCAGTCTTTCACAGTTAGCAATCGACGGCCCGCAGAAACCTAACAGCTGCAAATTTCCGGAAGAAGTTGAAACCATTACTTTGTTGCAGGTTATCGAAATACTTGACTGCACAGCAAAAGCCGAAGCGGCAATAAAGGCGGTGCCGATATGGAAACAGTAATAATGAGGGACGCTTGACTGCACAGCAAAAGCCGAAGCGGCAATAAAGGCGGTGCCGATATGGAAACAGTAATAATGAGGGACGATGGATCTGGATCTGGATCTGGATCTGGATCTGGATCTGGAGATGAATTTGGATTTGGATATGGATCTGGATCTGGATCTGGATCTGGATCTGGAGATGCATTTGGATATGGATCTGGATCTGGAGATGAATTTGGATATGGAGATGGATCTGGAGATGGATTTGGATATGGATCTGGAGATGGATCTGGAGATGGATTTGGAGATGGATCTGGAAGAGGTTAATAAAACATAATATCCGATAATAAAAATAAAGCCCTCGGCCAATTACGGTCGGGGGCTTATAAGTTATAAAGGAGTTGGGTAAAACAATGGGGAGGTTAGACCGCATTGTATGGAGTAGTTTGGACTCGAACCAAAACGCACTTTCGTGGCTCGTCAACAACCGTGTTTTGCATCTCGCGAGAACTCTTGCAACCCACATCGGGTAAGAACCGACTGTTGTTCTGGTAGCTAAACGCTGACGAGGCAGGGGGCCATACCTGCTTCTACCCCTCGACCGGCCACGGGGGTAGCCGGCGTAAAACATAAATGTAAGGGATGTATAAAAGAACTTTGATTAATATACCATAAAGTTTTGGGATTGTCAAGAGAATTTTAACTGGCAAGGGCGGGTGGTAATGCTCCACCTTCTTCTGGTTCAAAGCCAGATATAATGCTTCTATACGACGCCCCTATAATTATTTTTTCTTCCCGCCTTTTTTCGTATGCTTTTTACCGCACGGCATTGCTCTTCACCGCCTTCCCGTTCGTGGCGATAAATGAAAGAAGGTGTGCGACCATTTTGCGGTCGTCCTTGCTCTCGCCGTCATTATGATAGATGAGGTCGAAATAAGGCGCGCCGTCAATCCAGTCTTTGCTGATTGACCAAAGTTCCTGTTCGCTTATATCCTGGTGCAAGTTCTGATAATAGTCTGTTAGCACGGCCTTGCCGACAGATAACATTTTATTATAATCATTACGCTTAACGTATATCTTCACGACCGGATAGCCTTTGTCGATGAAGTATTGCGCCTCGTTCACGAACCGCCAATCGTCAATGAAAACTATGCCCGCGGGCGATGAATCGTTAATCTTACCCTCGACGATACGCGCCCAATAAAAGGGATCAACGGCCCGCTTTTCTTGGCCAAAACGCTGCATAATGCCGCGAACGCCCGATTTATATTGCTTATCGTTGAGCAACTTCTTGTCAATAAGTCCTGCGTCATGGAGTTCATCTTTAAGCGCAGACGCGAAACTTGTTTTGAAATAGGCTTCGCTTTCTTTGCACAACAGATTTGCGATGTAGGTTTTACCGGCATAGCACAGACCTCCCAAAAGAACGATCTTTTTCATTTTAAGCCTCCAAAAACTTTATCCGCATTGACCACGATCGTAAGAATACCGCTAACGCAAGCAACGAGCAACGCCCAAAAGGAAAGGCGGTCTTTGACATCGCCCTTGATCGTTTCGACACGCGTCTTAAAATCCTCAAGGCAACGGAAGCGGCCTTCGCACGCGCCCTTGTGTTCCTTAAAGTCTTTCTTTATGTCCTTAATGTCGTCTTTAATCTCTTTCAGCATGGACAGTATAATGTTTTCGTTATCCATGTCGCGCCTTTCTTCAAAATTTTAACCACCCATAGATTATTTTAACATAACCTACGGGTGAGTGTCAATTATTTATTTAGATTTTTAAAAGCCTTTAGTATCTCCAACTTTTCGCGCATGGTTGCGCCTTTGAGCGCGCCGTAAAGGTCGAAGGCTTTTGAACCTTTCATGCCCTTCATCTTTTTAACATACGCTTTTTCCATCTGGCTTTGAATTGTCTTGGGCGCGTATGTGAGTGCTTCTTTTAATTCGTCGGTAAACTTAATCGGCTTTTCATTCTGAACAGAGTCCTCGACCGCTTTCTGGATTAATATTTTAGCGCGGGCCTCTAACTTCTGAACATCTTCTTTTGCCTCATAAAGTTTGCCCGGAATACCACTACCGCCCATTCTGAATAAACGGCTGATCGGTGCGACCTTTAATGCGCCATAGCCTTCTGGAACATTCTTCATGGTGTCCATGTTAAACCAACCGCCTATGCCGTAGGTGTTAAGCAGATAAGAGCCAAACGCCTTTGTGGTTGAGAGGTCGTTCATCTTGTTGTCGCCAACAATTTTATTCCAGAGCGTCGCATCGGCTTTCATAACTTGGTCGGGTATGATTTCGCTATCGCGGTAATAATCGTAAGGTGCTTTGCCGGCCATGTATGAGCCAACATCAAAGGCTAATCCGACGGGCCTTGATAAACCAGAAGGCAGTTCTGATAATGCCCCTTTGCCTAATCCCTTAACCGCTTCGCCGACCGTCTGCGCAAAACCTTTGTCGTTCTCGAGCATGTCGACCACCATTCCGTAAAACACTCTTGCAACACGCGGAAGCGGAAGCGATAAAAATATTGGTTTATCTTTCGCATCTTGTCCGGTATAAATGTTGACAAAGTTTTTCTTCTGATAGTCGCTCAACCCGTTCCATCTTTGTCTTGCTTCGGGGTCGCGTTGCATATATTGATAAACGCCATAAGCAAGTGCGGCGGGAACACCAATATTTGAGGTTGTGAATACGGCGGGATTGTCTTTGTAATTTTTGGCCGTGGCTCTTAACGCCTGCAATATTGCGTTTCCAAAAAGCGTTCCTCTGCGTAAGATAGGCTCGGCAAGGCCCGATCTTTTTGTGGCCGGTGTTCCCATTTCGCGCGTCATGGTCGCTATTTTTTCTTCGCCCAAATTTGGCTCAAACGCTTTGAGATAGCGATAAAGGCTTTCCTTGCTTGATTGGTCAACCTTGCTTACCATATCTTCAAAAGTGTTGTATGCTTTTGTAGCCTTCCATTTTTTCTTGCCCGTGAAAAATTCCAGAGCGTTCTCGTTTATACCTATGCCTTTCATAAAATCGCCAAGTTCGGTTTCTTCGCCGGTCGTTCTTTCGTATAACGAGCCGATGTTGTAGATACGCTCTTTAGTCATCTTCTTCTTAACGTCCGCAAGGGTATCTAATCCAAAGGCTTTTGATAATCTTGCCACGCCGGGCGCGTTTATTTTTTCAAGCATCGTCAAAGCGTGAACAATAGGATAGCCGATCTTTGATTTAAACGAGGGCAGTTGCGCCCATGTCGTAACGGGGTCGAGCATTAATGAGTTGCCGAGCATAAAGCCTGGGTTGTTTATAAGTTGCCTCGTCATCCACTTGGCGTATTTGTTATTAAAAAATATCTTGTCAACAAGTTTTATCGCATCGTGCGTTTCGCGCGGCGCATCCATCAGCGATTGTGCAATTCTACGCGGGGCATACTTCTCAACCCATTCGCCTTTGTGCATATAACGGATAGGCTCATAGCCTTCTTTGGGGTCGGCAGATATTTCACCAGCCTTGTCAAGCATTTCCGTAAGTTGCCGTTTCGCCATTTCGCGGCTTGTAAATTGGTTGATCGCGCGACCGTATAAAACCATCTGCTCAACCGGGTTAAGTTTTTCTTTCTCGGTTCCTTTAAGGTGTTCAACCAGATTTTTATAACGAGCGTCTTTGCCTGTTTCTGTGCCTATATAATCGACTACGACATCGCGGGAATAGTTATCGTTGTTTTCAATATAGTTATTTATCTTCGGGTCAAACACTTCGCTTCCCGTTATCTGTGGAACAACCGTCTTCTTCCAGTTCTCTTGTAATTCTTCAAATGTTTGTTGAAGAACGGCCCTTTGTTTAGGCTGAAATTCGTCAAGAAGGTCAATAGCCTGTTGTTTAGTAAGCCTGCTTTTAAGTCCGCGCGGGTCGCGTTCGTAAAGTATTCGGCGGGCCTCGGCGTATGCGCCAAAATGGTCGATGTTTAAGCCGACCGATTGCAAATTCTTTGCCATGTTCTCGGCCAGACCGCTATCCTTCGCAAACTCTTTCATAAGGTTGTCAGCATATAGCATGCGGTCAACGGTATTAACGGCTTTTGTCGCTTCTGCTTTGCCGAGTTTCTTTTCAATGGGTTTAATCGCCGGCGCAAACCTATCAAACAAAACCGTTCGCAACGCTTCAATCGGGTTTCCGAGATATTCTCTTTTCTCGCGCATCTCGGTAACTTTCTTGCGGCCTTTATTAAACATATTGACTGCCGCGTCAACAAGCGGGCCGACAGATAATGAACCGCTCTCGTCTTCGACAAACTTTTTGCCCTTCTTGAACAGCAAGTCCGCGCCTTTCTTGAGGGTCGGCTCAACCTTCTCGTAAGCGTTCTGCAACTGTGCGCCACCGAACATTGAGGGGCCGGTCTTGGGGCGGGGTTGATTCAAGTCCGGGTATTCCGCAAGCACTTCGGGAGGCACGGGTTTGCCTTCGGCGAGGGCGCGTTTGACTGCGTTTTTGTGTTCGTCCGGTGCATATTGGTCGCCAACTTCTCTAATTCGGCTTTTCATTTCTTGCCTATCTTTTTGACCTGTTGGCTTTCTGTAAACTCTGGCTTTTTGTTGTTTTTGATAAATATAATCTTCTAAAGTTAATTCGTAAGGTTGAGCGTTCATTATTCTGTTAAAATTTTGTTGAGCAATTTCAACATTCGACGGCCCCTTAACCTCCGGCGTTTTAACGGCCATCGGCTCAGCCGGCTGAACGGATTTTATTTTGTTTATTCCTGCATCACGGTCATATATAACCTCATGGCCTACGGTGTCCTTGTTTACTCCGACCTCCGGCTTTGTTCTTTCAATTTTTATTATTCTGGAAATATTTTCTAACGGGATCGGCCCCTTTGATTTATAATATTTATTGCTGAACTTGGTAAAGGTTTGGAAATTGTCAGGCGTGGCGTCGCTTTCGATAATATAACCGCCATGTGTGTCCTTATCAAACATATAACGTGAATATGTATCTGGTGCCCAGTTTGTCGTTCCTTCGCCTGTCTTGGTCATCACGCTTTTTTTCGTGAAAAGGTCGTTTATTGCAGCCTCGGATTTTACTCCGCGATACATCTTGCCATTGATATCATATCCTAACTTTTTTAAAAGTGGCGTTTCACCGCCGATAGATTCCATTACAAACTCTTTTGACCTTTCGTAACGTCCCATTATATCTTTTTTATTTTGTTCGTATCTTGTATTGGCTTCTTTTTGAATTTCTGGCATAGCACGGGCGGCAATTTGTTGGGCGTCCGAGGAAAAAGCAGCCTTGTTTTTTAGAACTTGCTCCGCGTATGGACGAATTTCATCTTGGCTTTTTGCAGTTTCTACGATTTCCCAAAATTTTTCTTCGCTTAAAAGAGATGTTTTGTTAGTCCTCGTCAACATCGCTTCGGGCGTCGGCTGGCCGGTGGCGGTCATACCCTTGCCTTCGGGCCGATAAGTTTTTAACGCATTGTCATTAATAATTGCGGCATTTCCCTTCGTGTCAATAACCGCATCAACATTTGCTTCATACAAAACATTCCCGATTTCCGCGTTGTCAATAAGGCCAACTTGGTTATAATCCGCCTTTTGCAAATTGGCGGCAAATTCTTTAATATCAAAATCGGCGAAATCGTCAATTCTTTCTTTTAATAATTTTGCAAGTTTTTCGGCTTGGGCGTCATCGTTTAAATCAAAAATATTTGCATCTTTTTTTAATTCTATCGCTTTAATTTTTGCGGTATCACCATCAGTATAGTTTTCCGCCACACGCCAATTTTTGGTTAAATAAACGCCTCTTTCTGTGTCTGTTACACTAAAATTTTTGATTTCGCCATCAATATCGGTTCCATGTAGCCATACGTTTTCGGGCAGTTTTTCATATTCTTTAATGCCTACCTCTGCTGCGGGCCTTGCAATTATTCCTTTGTTTTCCGGTTCTGGTTTTATTTTGCGCTCCGCTTCCTTCCTAAAAGTTATCGGGGCGGGTTGCGTAACGGTCGGGGCAATGGCTTGAGGTTTTATGCCTTCCGGTTCGGAAACGGGCGTTGTAGCGGCCTCCGGTTGCGTTATGGTGCGTTCTCGTCTGAATAATTGGTCGATAGGTTGCGGACGCATTTCGGGGCGTGGCTCTTGCTGATATTCTGGTTGCACTCGTTCAAGCCTCGCGTCTGGGATTTGCGGTTGCTGAATGACGGTCGGTGCGGGTTCGGGCGGCACTACCAATTGTTCCGTCGTCTGCTCCATATTCTGCGGAGGTGGCTCGGTTGCGGTCGGGGATTCTTTTCTGAATAGTTGATTAACGGGTTTACTTAATTGTTTATTACTAAACGGAGGGTTCTGGTTTGGAACTCTATCGCGTAAAGGTAAACCGCGTGAAAGATCAAGCAAGTCTGCCGCATCTTCCATCGTTAAGTCTGGTATGCGCTCTTTAAATTGGTTCATTACCTCGGCTTTTGTAGTAAGACCTGCGTTGCGTATTTCGTTTACAATATTTTTATTGCGAACCGACTCACGCCCGCCCTCAACTATTCCTTCAAAAGGCTTGAGGTTTCCTTCCATTGTGGTTTCGTAAGGAAATATGGTTGTTGGTGAAGGTTCTGAATACATACCTTCTTCTACGTTTGCTTTACGCGCCTTTGCCTCCGCTTGTTGTTCTGGCGTAAGCAACCCATATTTTTTTCTTATCTCTTGCGCCATTGTTTCTTCAAACTGTTCTTCGCTAATTTTTGGGCGTTCGGCTTGATACTTCGGCGCTGTTTCCTGTGCCTTTACGCTTTCAAGTTCTGCGTTATATCTTTCAAGTGCCGCCTGCTGTTCCGGCGTTATTTTAGTAGTTTTCACCTGCGGTTTGGCTTCCAAGCCTCTTTTAGTTTTTAACCCTATGCCGATTGGAATAAGCGCGCCAATTATTGGAGCGAGTGCGGTTGAAAAAGGCTTATTAGAAAGTTGCTTTATCATTTCGGGATCGCCTGCCGAAATAGCACCGGCTATTGTTCCGAGTTCTTCAACGCTCATTTTAGAAAATTCAGGTATTGCGGCAAGGCTATCTATTATTTCGCTATAACCTGGATATTGCTTTAACGATGAACCGGCTTCAACTATCTCGCCCGTCTGTTTTGCGCGTCGCATTTCGTAGTCGGCAGGCAAAAGTTCACGACGCATTTGAGGCTGTATTGCTTCTTCTGTGGGTGGGATTCCGGTCAATAAGTTTTGTGTGCCGCCCATGATATTTTTAACCATTCCGGTCGCGGTATCAATATCAACGCCCAAGTCTTGACGCATTAAAGCGGCGTTGGCCTCGGCCTGTGGAGTCGCAAAAACAGAAGGGGCAACCGCTTTTAAAAGTTCTTGTGGAGGAACCGTTGCCGCCTTGCCGACCGCCGTTGCCGCGCCGCCCATATAGTCTAAAACACCAGAGCCGAGTTGGTTTAATGCCACCGGCAAATCTTTTGCCGCGCTTATAATTCGGCTCGATTCGGGGATTTGAACAACCTCTATTTCATCTTCGGCAATATCATTTATATTTAATTTAGCCGGTATTTTTTCTTGAACAACTTCTATTTCTTCGGGGTTGAAGTCGTTTATATTCATTACTTCACCTCTTGCAAATCGCCTTGAGCGTTAATGACCTTCATGAGTTTGCCACGCACTTTAAGAATGGTTCCGGGGGCGTATGCCGATTGTGGCTTTGCGGGCGGTGCTTGGGGAGAAGGTGTTTCTTCGGTAGTGCCACCGTCCATTTCGTTTATGGCCGACATTGTGCCTTTCATGCTTCCCTTGCCGCGCGAGGCTGAAACATCCTCGTTCAACATCTTAATTGCGTCTATGCGATTAACGCCAAAAAGTTCCATATATGAGCGTATATTTTGTTCCGTGGTAGAAACTTTTTCCGCTTTCTGTTCCTTTTCCGGTTTCGGCATTTCGCCCATTAACGAACTGCGATATTTGTCAGCTATTATTCTGTCTTTGGGCTTCGGATTTGTCGTTAAATATTTGCGATAAGAAAATTCTAATTCGGCTCGCGTGGGCCTCGGTTCGCGGGTAACGGGGTCGTAAGTGCTTGTATTCGCCGCAAGTATCGCTTGAAAGCCTGCGGGCATTTCTTCCGTTGGCATTTCGCCGCCGCCACTTCTTCCGCGCCCACCGCCACCGCCCATTGTGCCTTTCATCAAAAGCCTGTCAAGTGCCGTCTGCTTGTATTGTTTTTCAAGCGGAAACATTTCTTTCTTCTGCGCAAGTTCGGTCTGCAAAAGTTCGCGCCGTAACTGCGTGTCGGGATCGCTCTCGTCAAACTCCCGCTTCATCTGCATACCTTTGCGGGCCTTCGTGAGGTCGAGCGCGTCCTTGAACCTCGCGTCGTAATCGCTCTGCTGCGCTGCCTGTTTTGCGGCCTCGACATTACGCTTATCCTGGAGGATGTTGCCGAGCGCGACGAGCATGGCGGTTGCGCGTGAAGGTGTGGCTTTGAACTCCATATTGGAGGCCAGTTTCGTCAGTTCCGGTCGCTGCATGCCGGCGGTGTAATCGACATCAGGCGGCGGTTCTGGCGTGAGTTGCTGCGGCGGTTCCTGCGCTTGCGGACTTGCCGTGCCTGACATCCCCACCGCCTTGTCTGTTATTTGCTTTTTGATCGCTTCCACTACATCGAGAATTGAAGTCGCTATCGGCATTTTGCCCTCCTACTATGTTGCTATTTGGCCGGTATAAGTTTTCTTAACTGGATTGGCGAAACCTGCGTTTGCCCCCGTAACTGCACCATTAAAGCCGCCTTGAACCTGTTGTAACGGCACATAGCCAGTTTTGGGCGTAATAGCGTTTGCTATTTGCGCCGCGACCTTGCCAGCCGTTTCGTTTTGTGTTGCCGCACTTTGAAGGTTTGCGTCGTAAACTTTGCCGCCGACATTCGCCGCGTTGGTCTGCGTTCCCGCCTGCCCCGCGTTTATCTGCTGCGGAAGGTTAAGGAGGTATAGCGCGTTTGCCACCTTGTCTTTCCATGCCTGGTTCTGCAAGCTGAGGTTAAGCAGAGAGTTCGCGTCTTGGTATTGAATGGCCTGCATATAAGGACTTTGCGCCGATTGATAGATGTTCTGCTTCTGTGCGCCGACATTCGACATCTGCGTTCCGGCCTGTAAACCACGGTTGGCGATGCCGCTTTCGAGGGTCTGTGCGTCCTGCAAATAGCCTCTGCGTAATTCCTCCGCGCCGACCGCCGCTCTGCTTGCTGCTTCGCCGAGTCCTTGTAAGAGTCGCTTATTGGTTTCGGCCTGCACATCGTTCACGACCGTTGACATTCCGAGGCCGCGAGAGGCAAGGTCTGCCGCCTGTTGGCTACGAAGGTCGCCCGCTTCATTCCTCAACCTTTGCGCCACGCTTTCGTATAGAGCGTCTTGGTATGCTTTCATGCCTTCGGGCGTTGTGTAGCCGCCGTACGCATCGCGCAGTTTACCTTCAAGGTCTGTCGGGCCTGCGCCTTGCTTTATCATCGCTGCCGCTTCGTCTTGTTCTTTCATGCCGGTCGGATTATCGGCTTCTTTTTGCGCTTTTGCTTTGGCCGCAAGAAATTCTTCCGTAAGCGGTATTACCTGAGCGATTGGGTTATCTATCGGTGAAACCTGTTCAAGATATTTAAGATTATCGAGTGCGGTCTTATTCGCATTGTAATAAGGCTTGTATATTTCGTTATAAGTCTGTACGGTTTGATAGGCCTTAGATTGTTTATCTATATCTTTGCCTTCTAACCACCTACCAGCCTTTTCATTCCAAACATATTGTTTGCCGTCTTGTTCATATATCATGCCATCTTTGAGTGCTGATTTGTCTTTTTCAACGGCGGCTTTATATTCGTCAACCGCTGCTTGTGCCTCTGGAGTTAGTTTATTTGACTCTGGCTTTTGAATAACATCCGTCAAATAGTTTTGTATATTTTTTATTCCTTTAAACAAAGGGTTGCTTTTAAGTTTTTCAAGCGTTTGAGCCGCGTAGTTGGTCGGCTTGTAAACTTTAGACGCGCCAAACTCGCTTGCCGTGGGTGCGGTCTGTGAGTAAGTTGTTGGAGGCGTTCCGGCCTGCTTGCCGCCTGCGTCATCAAAATCTGCCTGCGGTGCTTGCGTTGACGGAGGCGTTCCCGCATGTTTGCCACCCGCGTCATCAAAATCTGCCTGCGGTGCTTGCGTTGACGGCATGGTGGAGGTTTGGTTTGGCGGTTGCGAATAAGCATTGCTCATAAGCTTTTGCAGAGCGGCCAATTTTTCAGGAGCCGTCTGCTGTTGCCCCTGCTTCATTGATTGCCATTCAGCGGGAGATATTATCTTTTCACTTTTGGTTCCTTTGTTTAATATGTAATTGCCGTTTGCGTCTTTTTCTGGCTCTGCCATCTGGCCTTGGTTCTGAAGATTGTTAAGCAATGCGTCATATAACATTTTAGGATCGTAACTTGCCATATTATCTACCCCCTAACAGTTTCGCGTCCATAGCCTGCTGTTTCTGACGCTTGTACGCTTCGAGCATTTCGGGCGTTATCTTGCCCTGCGCAATTTCTTGATAAATTGGTCGGGTAGCGGGGTCGGTCATAAATCTCATTTGTGCCTGATAGGTTCCAGTACCACCTATACCCTGGGGACTTCCTTTTATTAAGTCCATATATTTCGCTGCTTGTTCAAGTTTGTCGTCAACAGCAAATGAAGATGTATTCTGCGATGTTGGAGGCGTAATTGTCGTAGCAGACAAAGCCGTTGCCGGCGGATTGCCCTGCAAACGGTTCATGGTTGCGTTGTATGCCGCCTTGTTTTGGTTAAATCTATCCTCGTTAAAATATTCTTTGCCCCACTTTGAACCGAGCTTGCCAATGTCGATGAGGTCTTGCTGTAACGCTTTTTGTGCCGGTGTTAAAATCTGATCCATGCTCGGCTGCTGATAAGTTGGCTCGTCTGCGCCCATTAGACCGCCTAAAAGGGAAGGCAATATTGCCCCTGCAATTTGTTCGCCCATCTTCAATTCCTGCCTTTCATTAAATAATAAATTATGTTGTTGTCTAAATCCATGTGCTTTTTAAAACCGGCTCTCAAAGCCATCAGTCGTATGTGCCGCGTTTCCGGTTTCTTGGCGAGGCTTACCAATATCAGTTTGATACCGCTTGCGAACAGCGCGTCGAACACCAACCTAAAATACTTCAACGCCCTTGCGCCCCGCACTACTTCGTTCTTGACAATATGGAAGTTGATGACGTTATCTGCCAAAAACTCTATCTTTATTTCTAAACCTTTGATTAATTCTATCACGATTATATTCATGATTATATTATATTATAATACTGCCGCCATGTCAATCATTTTGTTATGACGAGTATCGAAACGCTCGCCGTATCAGCCGCCGCGCCGTCGAGGTAAACTATCGCCTGGTTCTCGGTCGGCACTATCTTCGTAACATAGTTTGCGATGTTGCTGTT